TGCATCACCTTATTCCTTTAAAAATAAGTTTGGAGAAGCAGGTGGCTTTGAGGCAGTAGTTAAGGATGATGCTTTTGGATATATATCTCAAGGATATTTATACAGTGAGAGTGAGAAACTTCCTTTTGGTGGATGGATTGTAATTAATAAATCTACTGGTGAATGGGTGGTCTGCGAAACTCCATTACTAGACGGAGAATATAAAGTAAATGCAATTCAAACTGCTAAAAATAATATACATAGTCTTGAAAAAAAAGAACCCTTTAAAAAATGTTATGATGAAATTGAGGAAACTTATAGGACTAAAAAAACAGGTAATAAAATTTTGGGCACAGTGTGTTCATTCTGCCCATACAAACTTCCTTGTTGGGGAAGTAAATTGCAACTGTTGCCACAGCAACAATCGCAAGGAAAGAACCCTAAATGGGTTTGGTATACTGAAGTAAACAATCCGAGGAAAGATGACAACTATACGAAGTCGAAAAGCTAAGGGTCGTAGACTACAGGATTGGGTAAGGGACAGTTTGAGGGGTCTGTTCCTTACTCTTACCGATGATGATGTTAAGGTAGCTATAATGGGTGAGAGAGGTGCAGATGTTAAACTCTCTAAACAAGCAAAGAAATTATTTCCTTATGATATTGAATGTAAAAATGCAGAGGGATGGACTAAAATTTATAATGCATATGATCAAGCTGATGGGCATGGTGATGATCATCCAGTAGTATTTATTAAAATGAATAGGAGAAAGCCATTAGCTATTATAGATGCAAAGCATTTTATGAAATTAAATAATGTAGGATTTATAACAGATCCAATTAAGGTGGAATATTTAGATGAGCGAAAAAGATAAAAAGTTTGATGTGTTAAACTCAATAAAAGTTTTAATCTCCCCATGGGACAAGGGCTTTACCTGTGGAATAGTAATGGATAGTAAAGCTAAAATGTCAACCGAGCAATATGAACTTTGTAGTACTATTGCAAGAGGGATGATTAAAATGGCAACATCAGATCCTCATACAACTTTCTTGTATGGTTTAAGAGGATTTTCAGATGATCGTAAACATAACAAAGGTATGACAATAAATTCTGTAGCTGAATTTGGTAATGAAGATAATGTTATTGATTTTATTGAATACTTAAAAAACAAAAGGGATAAGGAGTTAAACTAATGGCAACACATTTAGTAATAGGGGATCCTCATTGTAACCCCAAAGCAAACAATGATAGATTTTTGTGGGCAGGTAAAATGGCACGAGATCTAAAACCAACTACCATAGTATGCATGGGTGACTTTGCAAGTATGGATTCTCTATCAAGTTATGATAAAGGTAAGAAATCATTTGAAGGTAGAAGATATAAAAAAGATATAGACCATGCTCATGACGCATTGGAAAAATTTAACAAAGGTCTCAATGGTAGACGACCAAGAAAAGTCATGTTACTTGGTAATCATGAAGATAGAATAGATAGGATAGTAGATGAAACTCCAGAACTTGATGGGACAATTAGTACAAAAGACCTTAACTTTAAAGAATATGGTTGGGAAGTTATTCCATATCAGGAACCTATCTCTATCAATGGTGTACATTATTGTCACAATTATCCTACTGGTATTATGGGTAAGCCTATTAGTGGTGACAATATTGCACGTTCTCTCCTATTAAAGAATAAAGTATCTTCAACTGTAGGACATTGCCATCTGTTTGATTACTCAATGTGCACAATTCCTTCAGGTAGAAAAGTTATAGGGTTATCTGCTGGATGTTATCTGCATCATAAAGAAAGTTATGCTAGAAATACTCAACGTATGTGGTGGAGTGGTTTAATAGTTAAACGTAATGTTCGTAATGGTGAGTATGATATAGAAACTATTGAATATAATTCAGTTAGGAGGGAGTATGGTAAACGATAGTGTTCATTCTCCTGCCCATTATAAGTATGGTAAAAAGGAAACTATAGATGTTATAAGAGATTGCATGACAGAGGATGAGTATCATGGATATCTTAAAGGTAATGTGCTAAAGTATGTAGCAAGATATAAGTTTAAAGGGGAACCATTAGAAGATTTGGAGAAAGCACAGTGGTATTTAAATAGACTCATTAAGGAGGTAACATAATGGGAAGAGTAAAACAAGCATTGATTGAAGTAGACGACCTAGTTTGTGGTTGTCTTCAACAAGGTAGAACCCTTAATCAAACTGTTAGAGATTTAGAAGAAATCTTTAACAAACAAGAAGATAGTAATCCTTATTTATTAGATGGAGATTTAATAGAGGATAAGTATTATCAATTTAGAGGTCAAGAATAACAGGAGGGAAATATATGGCTACTAACGCAAAGGAAAAACCAACACAACAACAACCAAACCCTAGAACTTTTTTAATAAGTTCTGTACAACTAACAGAGGTTATGAAATATTTAATGTCAAGACCTTATGCTGAAGTTGTTAAGTTAATGAATATGCTTGCAACATTAAATCAGCTAGATCCTAAACTGAGTGCTGACTTTGTTAAGAATGAGACATCTGGAGTAAGTGATGGAAAAAAATGATGTGGCAAAGCACACAGGTTTATTGTTTGAATTGAAGATTGGATTGAACAAGGAGAATTCCATTGTAATTGATTATGGGGGAAAGCCTGTAGGAAAAATAAGAGAGGCATTGAAGGGGTATAAGTATCATGGGAACCTATGTGCTGCAGTAATTAATCATTGTAATTCTGTAGCTAAGAAACTAGAAGATGATATTAAAAAGCTAATTCAAAATGTATAAACCATTACCTGATGGATTAACAATTAGTATAAGTGCTATTGAAGGATTAGGTTTGTTTACAAATTTTTTTGTAAAGAAAGGAACTAACTTTGGAGTAAGTCATATGAAAATGAATGGCATGTTAATTCGTACCCCTCTAGGTGGATTTATAAATCATTCAGATACACCTAACTGCACTAAAAGTAGATACTTTATTACAAATGCAAACGATGTTAAAATTAAACATGATTATACTCGTTATGATTTAATTGCTTTGGAAGATATTAAAGGGGGAGAAGAGTTAACTACTAAATATAGTTTTTATAATATAGAATGAACACCAAACAAATGAAAAAGATACGTAATAAAGCACGGGCTATTATGGTTGAGTGGATTAAAGAAGTAATTAAAAAGGAAGACCATACTAAAGTTAATCGTAGTAATCTTGAAAAGCTAATTGAGACTAGTAGTTATTATTGGAGTGGTGGTACATTAAAGTTACAGCCTTGGTCGTATAGATGGGTTGTTAAAAAATTAAAGAAAAATCCTCATTGGACTTTAAAAGATATTAAACAAAGTCTTGCACCATCCGAAGAAGCACAACGAAGAGAACGTATGGCAAAAGAAGGACCTGTAGCATTTTAAGTTTTGGTCGATGAAGAAGTTGCACCAAAAAAAAAGGCACCCGTAAAGGTGCCTTAGTGTTGCCTAGTGGGGGGAGTTAATAGCTCCCCTTTTTTATTTTGTATTATGGTTTAGGTGGAGTGTAATTATCACCTTTTAGAAGTTCATGTTTACTTTCTTCTTCTTTATTAATATTTAATTTCTCAAACATTTTAGTGAACCAATCTTTAACTGGCATACCTTGAGTTTCATCATCTATATCCCAAGTTTTTTTCCCAACTTCATTCCAGTATTGTAGTTCATCATATAATTCATCAACATTTAATCCTTTTAATCTATTAGTTTCAAATGTTCTATCCTTATCACTACCACTTTGATACTTTAATCCTCCTGTTGGATCACCAAATAGCATAAGATTAATTTCACCTGATAATCTTTCTTTAAATTTGTTATTAAAGTCATGACCTTCTTGCCATGCTTTATATTTCTCGTCAATAGTATCTGGTGGTGCTTGTATATCTTTATTCTGATTAGGTGAAGTTATATCTACATTACCTTCAGTATTTAAAGTACTAGTTAACTTTTTTTGACCTAGTACATTTTTAGTTTGTGTATTTATATCTGCCATTTTATTTAAGTTCTCCGTTTGATTTATTATTGAAACTCTTTTGTTATATATATTTGTAAGTTTATTAGCATATTCTTTATCAACAAAATTATAACTACCTTGCAATAATTTAATTTGATTCTCTATAGATTCACCAGATATTATAGCATCTTTTAATTTTATATATCTTTTATTATTATTAATTAAATTAAAAAAATCTATTATATTATCTTCTATAC